GCCACCCGCTCCAGTGTCTGTAGGCTCTGCCACGTTGGTTGGGGTGTCAACTAATGAATCGATAGTTGATCCATCGGGCTGTTCCGCAAATGCCATATAGACATAAGTAGATCCACTAGCGTTTACGTCCGCATACGATGAATTGATTGTAATTCCGGTGTCGGTAAAATCTACGGCGTAATAGTCTTGATTTGATTCTGCTACAGCGTCGTTCGGATATATGTTCTGGTCAACGCCTCTAGCTGAATCAATCATGTGCCAACTAGCGGCACTCGTTGATTTCCAAAGAAGAAATCTTGGCCTAAAACCAAAAGTAACAGTAGTAGACCCAGAATTTCCATTCCAAGAGCCAAACTTACTGAACCCGGCAACTTCAGACCAGCAGTATGCAATATAGTTACCACCGCTATCGTTGGTATCTGGATAGTTTCCAACAGTAACAACAGAACTTGTAGGTGCTGTGTCACCCCAAGATTGAGTTGTAGCTTGACTCCCAGTCGAATTCAGCTCTAAAGTTTTTGTTGCTCCAATTTCAGAGTGATATACATTCCAACTTGCAGCAGTCAATTTTTTAACGATAATAAATTTTGGCGTTTGTCCTGTTAAACCATGACCAAAAGTAGCGTTAGCTCCTGTTCCTGTATATTTAGCAATACTAAAACCATAGCTATTGTTAGCACTTACCAGACTTGTGATACTTCCGTCAGTATTTGACGACGCAGCGCCACCGGCCTTCCAGCACCAGCCTACAATACTATTGCCGTTGCCATTAACGTTAGAGTTTGAGCCGACCGTAAACCCATTGGCGTTAAAACTAGTAAGCGAGCCGCTCGAACTGAACTGTGCGTCAGTTGTATTGGAGCAAATAACGTTTTGTGCGCCTCTAACTGAATCTAAAATATGATGATTTAACGCACTACTTCTGTTTTTAATCCAAACAAAATCAGGCTGGAACGCTAAACCACTAATTGATTGAGAACTGCCTGTTCCTGTATAAGTAACCACATCAAACCCTTGTTTAGCAGTTCCTGTGGTTGCCGTTAAGTTATTAACAGTCCACGTATTGCTGTTGCCACTTGTGTCCGTACCAAGCGCAGCGTTTGAACTGTTGTCTTTGAAGTCAAGATGGAAACCATTTGTTCCGTATGTGCCAGCAAACTTCTTCGGCTGCCACACACCGTTGTCATCAGACTCACCAAAATCTGTTGCTGCTAATGCTTGACCATCGATAAAATGTACGTCGGCTAGGTAAGCATCAGCGTAATCAGCTGATGTATAACCCCGTCCGCTAAATTGATGATTAAATGCACCATTTACAGTAGTATCAAGGTTTTGAGCAGGGTGTGATTGGTTTAAAAAAGAATCAATTAAAACACCATTTTTGTAAATCTTAAACCTGTCAGTAGCTGTTGATTGCGTAGTATCGCAAGCGAAAACAAGGTGCATCCATGCTCCGGGATCCCTTGCCTCATGCAATGTATAATAAAACGCATGACTGTAAACAGCAATTAAGTCTGAGTTTGGATAATAAAAATGAACTCGATTGCTAGAGCTTTCAGCGGCGCTGAAAATCATTTGCTCATCACCTAGTTTTGCTCTTTTTATCCAGTAGCTCATCGTCCACGTCTTGCGATTACCTGCAGAACTTGGGGTGCGATTAAGAAAACTTGAGTCTCCTGCGTTGAACCTAAGACTACGTGAGATCTCATAGCCACCACCTCCTTGTCCAGAGGCACCGGCTAGTATATTATTAGATACTACACTCATGAATAATCAGCAGTAAAGACTGCATGAATAGAAGTTCCAGATCTCACGATGTAATCAACCCTATCTACTTTGGTTGCAGCACTTAGCGTTGGTGCAGTACCTGTCGTGAAGTCCCATGAGCTACCCCAAGCTCCGGTATAACCAGTGCTACCTTGGACAAGAAAGATAGAACCTGATTGACCAGCAACTAGGTTTGTAGGGTTAGCAATTGTTGTGTTCTGACCTAATGTCAAACTAAAGTTATTAGATGCACTGAAGTCAGGCGTTACCGTAGTACCAGGCGTCAACGTAGTAATCGTTGCACGTTGAGCAGCAGTAAACGTCTGTGCTGCATCTGTAACAGCATTTGTAGCTGGTAGAGCAGCTTGTGTACTTACAAGGGCTGAGCCCTCTTTAACGTACAGTTTGTCTTGGTCTGTTGCATAGCAAATCTCTCCTTCTTGGATGTCTGCTACTGAGCTATTAAGATTAGAATATGTACCTCGTGCTACACGCAGAGGAGTCCGATTAGCAGGTGTTGGCATTAGAATGATCCTCCGTCAAATGTTGTTGATGTTTGTACTAGTGATGAACCGTTAGCAAAGTTACCGCCATCGCAAATAGCAATGACTTCAGCGTTGTCTACAGTCCATTTTTGAGTTGCAGTTTTATATCTCAGGACTTGGTTATTAGCAATTGGTTCTACACCGTTAGAAATGCGAGAACATGTAAGTTTTACTGAAGCTGCACTGCTTGAATGGTATGTACCAGCATTTGCAAACACTACTGTTCCATAACTACCAGAAGGTATTGGTTGAGCTGTTCTGATACTTACAGTTGTGGTTTGGGATGCAGTCGTACCATTAGGTAATGTCCAATCAAGAGTTACACTATCCCCAACTTGTAGGGCTTCCATATTTGATTTGATGGAAGCATTTGTTGGCATGAATGAAAAGTTTCCGTTCTGTGCATTTGTAAAAAAGCTAAATTCTGAAGAGGTACTACCAGGAGTGCTATTTAGACCATCATCAAACGTTAACGAATTACTTGTTGGAGTATAAGCAAAGTCAGTCTGCGTGATGATTGAAGATGCAATATCAGCAAAGCTAAGAACACCACTACCATTTGTAGTTAGAGCTTGACCATTAGAACCCGTATCATTAGGTAATGTTAGCGTATAACTAGCTGCTGCACTATGTGGTGGTCCTTTAATCTTAATACCGTGAGAGTTATTCTCACAGTTAAGAGTTAGTTCACCACTACCATTTGTACCATCACCTTTAACAATAACATTATCATCAAAGCTAACAGCACCAGTAAATGTACCGCCAGCTAGTGGCATCTTGGTAGCAAGAGTAGTTACATTAGCTGCAATATTAGTTACGTTGGTAGCAATATTGGCGGTGTTTGTGGCAATATTAGTTGTATTGGTAGTAACGTTAGAAGTGTTAGTAGCAATATTAGTAGTATTAGTATTACCACTTGCTTTAGTAAAGTACCTATCTTCTGGATCATTAGCAAAGTAATCAACCCAGTTCCAGGTAGAGCCAGAAGAACTATATTGAATACGTGCTGTAAGACCAGAGCTACCAACAAATCCTGATGGATAACCAGTCAACGGTGTAAAGCTTTGGATACCAGTTGAATCAGCTACTTCAACACGATCATTATTACTAGGTGATCCTGGGATGCCTGCTACGTTTGCAACAGGTGAATAGAACGCAGCACCAGACACAGCACTCTGAGCTGCGTTAGCCGTTGCTACAGCAGCCGTAGCATTGGTATCAGCTGTATTAGCTGTAGATACTGCAGCAGTAGCATTTGTGTCTGCTGTATTGGCTGTAGTAACAGCACCATTTGCAGTAGTAGTAGCACTATTAGCTGTGGCTGTTGCAGTGTTAGCAGCAGTTGTAGCAGCATTTGCTGTACTAATTGCAGTAGCAGCATCTGTAGCTGCTGAGTTAGCAGTATTTACTGCAGTAGTTACATTAGTAGATGCAGTGTTTGCTGTATTAACTGCTGCTGTAGAGTTAGTTTCAGCTGTGTTAGCTGTGTTGACAGCAGCTGTTGCATTAGATGATGCTGTATTAGCAGTAGCTACCGCAGCAGTAGAGTTAGTTTCAGCAGTGTTTGCAGTAGCAATAGCAGTATCAGATTTAGTATTAGCTGTGTTAGCAGTAGTCACTGCACCGTTTGCAGTAGTTACAGCTGAGTTAGCCGTAGTAACTGCACCGTTAGCAGTAGTCGTAGCAGATGCAGCTTCAGCATCAGACTCTTGTGTAACGTATAAGTTTTGAGTAAAGTTTTGGTTTAGATCCTCAGCTTTAATGGCGGAGCCAGGGAAGAAAGTAGAACTAAGGGTATCGATAGCAGTATCACGAAAGATACGAATAGCGACACCATTAGCTGGTGCTGTAGTGAATGCCAGCGTTGTAGCGTTAGCAAATGTAAATGCAGTTGTAGCAACTGTGTCAAGTGTTACCTTAACATCAGCTTGTTTCAAATATTCAAATGTAAATGAATAGTTCGTTGTAGAACCATTCCCTGTATATGTAGTTTGTGTAATTGCCATTAGTAACGATTCGTTGGGATAATTCCTAGTTCGGCATTTCTTTCATTCTGTTTCTTAATATTAATACGCTGCTTAATAGCGTTTTGCATTTCAGAATCTAATTGTAAGAATGCAGATTCTTCAGCTTCTCTCTGTGCCCCACTTAATTCCATATGAATTCTATCATACTTACCAATAGGAGTAGTTTCCGAGGTTACACCCCTTCTACGTGCGTCTTTTAACTCTTGTATTGTATTACGTGATTCAGCTAGTTTAGAAATACGTTTAATTTCATTTCTAAAAAAACCATTCTCACCCATAATTGAAAATAACTTAGTACGTTCATTATATTCTAGTTCAACACCATTACGTGTTTTAAATGCAGATGAAACATCGTATTCAATATCATACAAGAATTGTTCTTCTGGACTCATTGCTGGATGAATCTTAAGTGGTGAGTGCTGATTATAAAGACGTTGTAAGAAAGTATATTTATTAGGAGCTTTTCCTGTAACAGGGCTAACAATAGTAGGTAGACGATTAACAGGATCAAATACACCAATAATTTGATTACGGTTTGCAAGATGAGACATAATATCATTATTAATCTCTTTTAAACCACCATCAAGTAATTGACCGATTTGATTACGAGCACCACCAAGTGGTCCAAGTGAACTAATTTGACCAGCAGCAAAACGATTAATTTGATAAGTATTACCAGCAAGCATTTCTACAACAGGTGTTAAAATAGAAGCAGCTTGGTTATCTGCCATTGCTGCACCTAAAACAAACATTGATTTTTCAAGCATATGTTCAGTAAAACTTTCACCAAGTAAATCAAAGTTATCAGCAATGTTAGCAACAGTTGCTACCCAATTACTCATACCAGGTCCAAGAAGCTCATTGTATTCAACTCTTGTACCATCTTCAAGAACGGTTGAACGGGCTTTCCAATTACTATTCTTTTGACGTGCTTTATTTAATCCACGATCAAAAGTACCATCACCTGTTGTATTATAAAAACCATCACCAAAGAAACGATCTGATAATACACCAAAAAGAACTGAATAAGTAATAGCAGCAGAAATACCTTTTCTACCAAGAGTTCTATTTTTTGCATCAGAGATAGCGTTTATCTTAGCAACGTCATCCATTTGATTTAATTTATAGCCACGTTTTTTCAGAACTCTTTCCATTAGTTCTGGGTTCTCCATAAAAGTTTGTAAAGGAGTATAGGCTAAATCATTGATGTCTTCTTGAAAACCTCTAAACGGAAAAGGAATAGTATCATCAACTACTCTAAATACATTTGTTAGAGTTGTAGGAAAAGTTAAAATTGGAACAGCTGCTGGTACATACCTAAGAAATTCATTTAAACCTTTAGTAATACCTGAGTCTAAGTTAAGAGCAATTTCTGAATTTCGATATTTAACAACTTGATCTTTAATAAGTTCATCCTTACCAAACATACTGTTGTATTCAGAACTAGCAATTTCTTTGATTCTTGCTGGTGTTGCAGCTTCTCCTAATCTTTCTAATTCATCCATAGCACGAAAACGTGCTTCTTGATTAGCAAGAGTAGCACCACTCCAACCATCTAATGCTGTAAATGTATTTGGTGTTAATCTGAAAATAGGGTCAGATTCCATTGCTTTTAAACTATCATGATAATTTAGAACAAATTTAAATCCATGATTACCCCTAGCTGCCTCAGCATCAGCAATAGCACGATGTTGAACTGCTAATTCATCTTGTTTAATCATATAATCAAGACGTGTCTGGCTTTTTACAGAATTAGGATTCTGTGATGCTTTCATAAACATCTTACCAGCATATGGTAGTGCTTTCTTTTGTGTTTCAAAGATAGAATTATAAGCCATCCAACCACGTTGAACATCTTTTAATTTACCTCTCATCATTGCCCCAGCAAAATAAGCAACAGGTTGTTCTATATGACCAGAAAAGTTACCATAAAGTGCTTTAGCTGCACTAGTAGTTGCTGACAATATACTGTTAAAGTAGTTACCTTTTACAGCCTGCATTATAAGATTTGGTGCATCTGGATCCTTATCAATAAAAGGACGCATATAGACGTAAGATTTTAAGATGCTATCATTTAAAGTAGAAATAGAATGAATCTTACCATCAGTTTTTTCATACAATTCAAGGAATGTATCTAAAATATCAGGTCTATTCTTCTGTAGATATTCCCAACTTTCAGTAAACATCTCACTTTCAGTTTGAATATCTTTTAAAACTTGAGGGTATGCATCACTAATAGATTTAGAAATCTGTTCAGGTGATTTACCAAAGTTTTTAATCTTTTCTGCAACTGCTAAGAAACCACGTTTTTGAGTTGTATAATATTTAGTAGAACCTACAAGTTGTTGGAAAAATCTAATCTTATCAAGAAGTTTTTCTTTAGCAGCTTCTTCAGAAATAGAACCAAAATTAAGACGAATACCTTCAGACAAATCAGCAATCTGTCCAGCCATAGATGTAGCTGTATAAGCTTGTGCTCTAGCTATATCCATATCAGTGTATTCTTTAGCCATGTTACTAATAGAACGTAATGCTCCTTTGTAACCTTCTTCAGTTAAAACTTCAGCACCAAACTCATTAGTTGTAATAGTTGGTCCAAGAACACGTTTAATTTCAGCTACACTGGCAGAAGGATCAAACAGTTCTACAACTAGATTATCACCTTGTTCCAAAATTTCATCAAAACTAACAGACCAATCAGCTGCATCCATACGGTAACGGTCAGCTTCTTTTAGTTGTTGAGTAAGACCAATAGTAATTTCTTCTACACCACCAGGTGTTTCTGTACCATACTTAAGAGCAGGTTCACTAATAAAATTACCTAGACGACCATATACTGTACCTTTGTTACTAGCAATACGTGCTGCATCAACACTAGCACCAACGATACCGAAGTCATCTACTGATCGCATACCTGTCTCTCTGAAGTCGTACAAGTCATGTACACCCTTCATAGGAATATTAGTATCAGAATTCTTAGACATATTATAATATCCAAGTTCATCTAGATCAGCGTCTTGCTTAGCAATATATTGTGAAATAGCTTCTTCTACATTATCACTTTTAGGAGGAGGTGCAATTTCAGCAAGGCGTTTTACTGCTTGAGGAGTTTCACCTACTAGTACAGGATCTGTAAATATCTGTTTCATTTCTTCTAAAGAACCACTAAGTTTTCTTACAAAAGGAAGAAATGGGATAAGAAAACCTAGTGCTAGATCTTCATTAATGTTTTTTTGCCGCCGTATATCTGTACCATCAGTATCAAGTGTAGCCCAATTATCAGGAATAAAATCATACTGAGGTGGTATCATTTTTTTAATACTACCTAAGAAGTTATCACCTTCTTCATAAGGAGAAGCAAAACGTCCAACTGCTAATGATGATCCTGCTTCTACACCCCTAGCACCAATAAATTTCATAAAGGCTGATTCACCAACCTTAGAGCCAACTCTAGCTTGAGCTGATGCCCCAGCTGACATACCAGCATTTTGTAGTAAAATAGTAGGTGCTACTACAGCAGATATATCTCTTGTTACTTGAGCTACTTCATCTTCATATTTAGTAGCTTTAGGAATTTGAGGTATATCTAAATCCCTCATAATAGTTTTAGCTACAAAATTTAATGCATTTGTAGCAGTGTCAATAATACCTTGACCTGGCGCGCTTAATCGTTCTTTAACTTGTTCATTAGTTTCATCAAGGGGTTGCCCAAAGTAACTAAGACGTTGCCCTAGCCCCTCAAAGTAACCACCCTGTTCTTGTGTATCCCCACCCGTAGGTTGAGGTTCTAGTTGTGTAGACTCTGGTTGTACTTCCGTAGAAGGTTCAGTAGCTTGAGGTTCAAGTCCCAACTCCTGCTCTTGAGCAGCTGCTTGCCTTTGCTGAATCTCAAAAATTTGAGCATTTGAAAGGGTGCGTTGTTCTTCTTTTCTTTCTACTTCAATTTGTTCGTCTACACTAGAATTTTCTAAAGGATCGTTCATTGTTTACCAATGTTATTGTTTAAAATTTGAATAAGTTTATTAGCATAATTAGGGTCAGTTGCATATCCTTGTTGCTGTAACATTTGTGCTGCTTCTTCTATAGAATTAGCATTATTTACACCTTGGTAGCTTTCATAATTTTTGTACCAACGATTTACAAGATCATTTACAGAATCTTCTTTAGAAGCATAATCTTTAAAATTAGCTGCTTCTGTATTTAAAGCTCCATCACGATATTCATTTGTCATTCTAGAAGTAGAAGTTTCATTAGATGTTGCCTTCATACCAAAAAAATTATTCATACCTGATGGTGATTTACCAGAATTAGATTCAAGAGCCCATTGTGCTGCAACTAGTTCAGGAAATTTTGCTCCACTAGCTCTTGCAGTATTAACAATATCATTAAAAGTACCTGAGTTACCACCCATACTAGGCCGAAGTTTTTGACCAACAGTTCCTCTAACCACTGCTTCTACATGTTGAAACTGAAAAAGATTTCCAGAAGTTACTTTCTTGTATAACGGAATAGGTAATGATAACATCCAGTTCTGTTCTTCAGTAGGGGGTAATAATTGAAAATTTTTACCTGTAACTTTATTAATAGCATCTTGTTGTCTTTGAAAAAACTCAGACATTGTTAATGGATCATCTTTATACCTAGGATTAGCATTTAGTTTTTCTAGTGCTCTTACCATTAAAGGTGGGTATATAGGAATTTTTCCTAGTGCAACATCTTCACGTGTTCTTTCCATTTGAGTTTCACTACCTAATGCATAAGGTACATCAGCAATAGCATCACCTTTTTTAATTAACAAATTATCATTATAAGTTAATCGATCAGTATCAATACCATGTAGCTGTGGATAAATATAATTATTTTGTTCATCCTCACCTCTTGCAAAAGGATTAGTTGAAGGAGCACCTTCTGGATTAGTTTCACGATTATAGATACCTTTCTCTCCATCAAGTATTAGCTTGTCTACATGATCCTTTGCCTCTGGATAAGATGCACCTGGGTTAAGAGTTTTAAACTTTTTAATTTCACGAATCACAGCAGTATAAAAACGCCTGGTTTTAGTATTAGCATCACCACCATCTGTAACATTTGTACGGCTTTTGGCATCAGCTAATATTGCTTTCTTTTCAGCTTTGTAATCTGCTCCAAAAAAACTTTGTTCTTGTTCATCAAAAGCTGTAGCAGCTGCTTGTTTTACTTCACCATTTTCATATGAATTAATTTTTTCTATAGTAAGACTTTTATTAACAATAGCCATCCTCAAATCTTCTTCCTCAGCTTCTTTTGAATTCTTCCTCATAGAAGAAATAGCAAGTTTTACTTGAGGATGAAAATCTGATTCGACAACACCATTTCTAGCACCAGTTTCTTTAAGAGCTTGAACAGCATCTTCTCCACCTAATTCAATAGCTTTAGTAACACTGTTTACATCAGTTGTCATGTTTTGTAGAAATTTATTTTTTTTAAATTCCTGTTCTGCTTCAAATTTTACTTGTCCAGCTTTTCTACCTTTTTCTGCTTCAATTGCAAATCGCTCTGGATGTTTGCCTATAAAAGTTTCGTTTCCATAAATAATCGTATTGCCAATTTTTTCCTGTCTAACTAGATCATCAGTAGAAGATACGGCGTCTCTCCATGCTTTAGTTGCTGTTTTAAAATCTGAAGATTTTACTTTTGCCTTAAAGGCAATCTCTAAATTTTCTCCAGCAGCAAGAAGTTCATCAGCTTGTTCACCTAAAATTTGTTTAGCAATTAGTTCTGCCCTGCTTTCAGCTTGAGTTACCCTAACCTTGTTTGATTCATCAATTTCTTTTCTTGATGGAGAAAAATATAAAGATTCAGTAATTCCATATTTAGTACGCATTAGACCATCTACTTGTGCTCTAGTGCTACTCATAACAACCTTTAGCATTTCAGGATCATCACCTGCTTCTGCACCAGAAAATTTTTTACCAGTAGGTAATTGAAATTTTTCTTCAGTATCTTGTAATTCTTTATTTAAAAGAGTACCGTATGATGAAGTATAAAGTCTATTAAATAGGACTCGTTGTCCAACAGCACCTAAACCTCTTTCAGCAGCAAGTGCTCTAGCTGTTTTATAACGAGGTTCCCCTGATTCAGCGGCTTCTTGTTCAATTAATGAGAATGATTTAATACCAGCTCTTTCTTGTTTTTGTGCTGAATTTTCATACTCTAATTGTTTATAAAGATTAAGATCTTCATTCATTGCACGCTCAGTCTGATCTTCTAATTGCTTAGCAGTACGCTGTGCAGCTACTTTACTTGCAGTAGAACTAAGATTAACAATACTACCTATAATACTTTCAGTAGCTTGCTGATCATACTGAGCTTGTTGGCGATCACGTTCAGCAATTTGATTAATAGATGTCTGTTCACGTTGTAAATTATCTATTTCAATCTGTCTATTCTCTTTTGTTATACGATCTGTATATTCAGCATTAGCCTCCATTGCTTGAAGGTTAGTTTCACGCTGTTGTATTTCAGCAGCATGTTTTCTTTCTAAAGCTTTTAACAGTTTAGCGTCACGCTTCTCCATTTCAGACAAGCTAGCTTTAGATAATTGAATTGGGGCAAACCCTTTTGATTTTGTAGCTGATCTAAATTGAAGACGTGCCATAAGTTATTAGTTAGTTGATTAAGTTCTTAGACCCATTGAAATCGAAGAAGCTGCTCCAGCAATACCACTGATAAGTGGCGCCCATACATTTTGTTGAGCAGCTGGTGGTACAAAGCCTGGGATTGCTTTCATCCTGTCAACGAATATACGTTCAGGTGGTTTTTCCGGTTTAGGATCATAACCTGTAAATTCAGGTCGAAGCATCATGGATGCTATAGTGTTTAAATCAGTGTATTTTTTCTGTTGTAGAATTTCTTCTACGTTACGTTGTGATTGATTGATAGCACTCTCTACATTAGCAGACATAATCCTACCATTGTATTCAGCTTCACCTTCGGCGCTTTCAATAGCATTGTTAATCTTTTCTAAATTAAGACCAACACCTGTAATAGCTAGACTTGTTTCAGCATTTAATTGTGCTAACTCAATACCAGCTTGTTTGCGCTTACCAGTTAACTCAGCTTCAAGTCCAACAAGACCACGTTGTAAGGCAGCTGCTGCAGATTGTTTACCTTTAATTCTTGATTTACCAGCCTGACCTAGAGAAGCCTTACCTTCTGCTAACAAACCTTCTACTAAAGAAGCTTGCTTTTGAAGAGAACCAGCAGTCATTAAAGAATCTATTTGATTTGTAATAGATGCATTTCCTAAATTCTGTTTACTTCTAATACCAAGTAGTTTAGTATTTTCTTCTCTTATATTAAAAGCTTGTTCAACATATGCATCTTTTAATGCACCTAAAGAAGTTTCACCTTGAAACTGCTGCTGGATAAACATGTCTTCAATTGAAGCTTGTTCACCCATAATACCTTGTTGTGCAGCTTCTTGATTTAAACCAATTTGACCAGAAGTAATTTCTAAACTTTTTTCATACTTCTTTGCTTCTTGTGCAAATGCAAAGTTTTGTAGTTCTTTACCACGATTCCAGTTTTTAATTGAAGTTTCGTAGCTGTAATCACGCATCGCGTGGTAGTTAGCCTGATCAGCTGCATCTAACTTATCGTTGTATTTGTTAGTTTTTTTAGCTACTTTTTTGTTAAACTTTCGTTGCTTTCTTTCTGCTCTTCGTGCTGCGGCATTTTGTTTAGATGCTGAACTAGCACCAAAAATTCCACCAATAACCTGAGCAGCACCTCCAACCACTGCAGCGGTAATAACACCGTCTGCATACATCTCTAAACCAGAGACGGCTAGCTGTTCATCTAGAAGATTACTACCTTTTGGATTAAACATATTTAAGCCCTCCTATAGAAACGTGGTGAATAGTTGCCTTCCCACGTCATTGATACTAACGACACAGGGTATGGAAAATTACTTGTCACTTTTAATTCAAAATTAGTATTACGTTGATGGATTGGTATAGTGAAAAAGTGTTCGGATGTAATAGGACTACTATCTGCTTTATAGATATTAGCATCTGTTACATATTCTACATTCTTCCACTCATCAGATCCATCTGCTTTTACTTTAAATAGCACTGGACCTGTCCTACCTACAGAGAATGTTACTCTAGAGATAGTTAATGTAGCTGTATAATCAGAGGTGTTAGGGTCTTTCTTATAGTATAACTTAGGTAGTGTTGTTTCAAAGTCATAGTTATAACCTACAACAATACCATCAGCATAACTAGAATAGTCACCTTTAACTTCAAAGTAGTGGTAACCTGTACCAATCTCTGTACGTTCTGTTGCCTCTAGATAGAAACCAGCATCAGCATCCACTGCTGCAGTTGTACCTACATCTGCTGTCGGAACAGTAAGAAGCATCACACCTTTAGTTTGTTGGAATGGTGTATAAGGTACATAGATTTTAGTTACATCATTCGTTGAATCATACACCACCGCATTGACACCTACAGCAGGCTGTACGGGCCTTGTAGCCATGTCTAGGCATGTATTACCAGTAATGGTAGTAGCGCCTGCTACAGAGCTTCCTGTGGGGATCTCATCAAGAATGATCTTACCTAGTGTGTACTCATCTTCTTGTTGTGATACAACGAATATAGAATCATTAATGATGTCTGCTGTTTGGATAGTACCAGGTAGTTGCCACTTTGTCCATGCTTGAAATAGATCCTTCTCTCCATTGTTAAAGTATCTAAAAAGATACAAGTAAGATGTAGAGTTATCTACTAGCATAATAACAGAGTTTTGTGGACTAACTGTTAAACTATTAATACCTTCTGGAATCCATTCAAGTACAACCTTACTAATGTCTACTACAAGTGGACCTTGGTCTACATCACGTAGTTGTAAAGTAAATAGTTTACTATACCCAGGTACCTTAGTGATAAATGCAGATGTAGTACCAACATCAACAGGTGCTATATCAGCGTCCATTTCATAGTTTGAAAGGTCTTTAATAACTGATGTAGTAGGTGTTAAAATGTTAGAATTAGAAGCATATACTTGGAACTGTTGACGTGCACTGAATAGAAGTAAACCTTGTGGAGAAGGTAGAACATCAGACAGTGTAACAGGACGGACACTAGCAACGTTTAAATCAATAGGGTCTGACGAAACCTGTGCTGTAGCAGACTTAACAAAGAAGTTAAATGAATCGTTTGCTGTACCAAAGAATACATTATCTTCAGATAAGACACCAAATCTATTACTATAGAAGAAAGTAGATTGGATAGGAAATCCAATGAAAGATGGAATAGGACTTGTTATATCATCACCAGTCTGTCTGGCTGTATATGTAAGAGGACCAAATGTAAATGTAGTAGGACCAGTATTAGCTAACTGGTGGGGCATGGTAGCTACATTAAGACCAGGTGAGGCAGTACGTGATACAGTCTCTTGCCAATAACCCCTACCTTTTACACCATCAAAAGCTACAAACTTAACGTAGTAGTCATCTTCAGCAGATGCACTATTTAAAATTTGTACATTGTGATCATGGAAGGATTCAATAGGAAGCTTAGATATGTTTGTAACTGAATCTTCAAATGCTTCTAGTGCTGAGTTAGTAGGACCACCTTTAGCATCAATAGTAAAGGTTACTGGGGTACCAGATGGTGCACTGTAATCAGTTACAACTTGGTTACTACCATTAGTACGTTTAATAACAAGACTAGTAGTATATCCTTCTAGGTACCAAGAACCTGCAAAGTCTGCATTACCTGCTGTGTGCTGTGCTTCAATACCAGTTTTAATTGCATCAACAAGATGATGTGAATTATTAACATTACCAGAATCAAACAACAACATGTCATCATATGTTGTAGCATTCTGAGCCGTAGCTGAAAAGGTTACACCTTGAATAATTGTTGAATAAACATAGGTAGAAATAAGTGACGTTAGATTTAACGTAGCTACTGAACCTGAGACAAACGTACCAGCAGGTTGCATAGCAGTTGTAACAGTCTTGTTTGTAATAACTGTAACGTCCTGTACACTACGGAAATGATAATCTTTCTGTGTTGTACCAGTTAGGTACGAAGCTGCATTGTTAGTTACAGTACAGAAGGTACCATCTGTTGTAGTCCATACATAAATGTTAGAACCTTTAATAGCACCAACATAAGAACCAGCTGAATCACGTTCAATAAAGAACCAAATAGCACCATCTAATTCAGCCTTAGTAAATGCACTACCATCAGCCTTCTTTAATACATTTGTATGTTGCATCCCTGGTCTTTTAAGTAGACCAAAGGTAGGATCAGGGTAACCGTTAATGCATTCAGTTACTTGTCCTAATAATTTTTTGTCATCATTTTGGCGAGACACACCACCAAGAAAATTTGGTACTAGTTGTGTTACTGCTGGCATTAGCGAATCAAAGTATGGAACGGCTGGTAGCTTTGATAGAAGTTCTTACCTTTAGGACTACCAAAGAATGTATAGTCTCCTTGGTTACACTCATATTCTAAAGCTGTAGAACGTGCAAGACCTTCCTTCTGTTGTAACATCTGGAACTGATTAGGATCACCAATGATTCTACTAGATACAATAGAAGCAGACTTAGCAATAATAAATGACTGGATAGGAGTAGGAATACTCGGCCAATCAAAGTACCAAATAATATCAACGTATAGTTTCTCGTCTGTCCAGGTAAATGAATGAGCAGTCTTATCGTAAAGTTTGCCTTCACGATTAATGGCGTCTCTATCCATGTTCTGTGTATAGGTAGCATTCAAATCCATCTGAAGCATGTTATTAGGAATAACTACTTCGTTGTTTGAATCGGGTGTAATAGGATAGTCGTATTCTTTATTAAAAGACCATCCTTCTGATTGTATTTCGCGTGACACTTCTCTTAGGGTGTTGAGTGCAATCGCAACGTCCGGGTTGGTTTGTGATTCAACTCTACTTTTAACAATTGATTGTGTCAAGATTTGACTACTAACAGTCTGTGAGATATTGATAGTATAGTTATATGTAACAGGATCTGTAGCTGGTGATACCTCTACACCTGCGACGGCAATAGATGTACCAACAACAACATTCGGACCACCAATATAGGTACCGACTGGGATGTCAGCTGTTGTAGTAGTTAGAGTAGTACCGGAAATAGAACCAGTAAATTTAGAAACTTCATTTAATACAAAAGTTTCGTCGCTTGTTAATGTTGTTACAGGAGCCTGACCAACTGACGCCAGGATCTGATTAACAGCTTGTAGCTCAGTGTTGGAGCCAGTAGTAGGGAAGGCCATAATGAGTATTATTCTCAATAAAGAATTAAAAAAAAGGAGCCCCCGAAAGGACTCCCATGTATATAAAAATCAGAATGCAGAAGGAGCAGAAGCACCAACATACAGTTCAACGCTAGCAGCAGGGTTCAGATAATCCGCCCCGCACGCGAGACGCCCGAGCATAACGTCTCCTTGGTAAACCACGGATACGTCTCCACTGGTGACTTGCACCTGTGGACCAATTGCTTCAACAATACCGGCTGCTTCCTTCTGGAAGATCAAGCCGCAAGACTTAGCACCAACTTCAGCAGCAGTACCATAATCATTGTTGATACCGGTCTGTGCACCAGAGGCATCTTCCATGGTTTCAGCAACGAAAGAACCAGTGTTACCAGGATCGGTTACACCAGTGGTGCCGCCGTAAGCAGTACCATACTTACCCAGGAACGGAATGTTCATGGACTTGAAGATCTTGATACCAGCAATCTCGATGATGCCGTTGCCGCTTTGCAGAGCAGTGCCCTGAGCGTCACGGTTAACAAGACCATTGGAACCAACAGCTTGGATCAATTCATAGTATTGACGTGGGTTCAAGACGGCAACACGAGAATCACTACTAACACCCTTCTCGTCAAGAGCAGCAGCTGCATCATAGAATGCAGACACCAGGTTAGCAGCAACATATGCATCAGAGTCATTGGTGGTAGAGCCTACACGGATCTGTGTACCACCTGGCTCAACATAACCACTTGCAGTGATAGGTGATGCCTGACGTGCACCACGTGCAACAGCACGGAATGCAAGACGGTCATACTTTTCAGCAAGAGCATATCCGATCTTACGTGAGATCTCAGACCTCAAGTCGTAATGAGAAAGTACTTCGTCCAATTCATAGACGAAAGCAGAGCTGATCAACAGGTCATCAATTGTGATCGTCTTCTCAGCCACTGGAGGTGCACCATTGGTATCACCCAAAATGCTATTTCCAGGCGTATGAAATTCCGACTTGGTACGACCTGTGTAGATGAACTGAAGAGATTTTCCGTTCTTAAGTGTACGCTTCATGATCAAGTCACGAGCGATTGTGTTATTCTGGAAGCCTTTGAACATCTCGCCACTGAACAACTTAAGGTACAGTGCGCGCTTATCGCCAGCTAGGTTAGCCTGACCCAGCTGAGTAAGCTGAGCAGGGTTTACAGTAGATTGAAAAGCCATTTTTTTAAAGAGAGTTATTTTCGACTCTCTGAACGTTCAGAGTTATTTAATTTTATTGTGGTCTATCCCACCGTCTAGACGGCAAAGGGTATCCTCGTAAGGGCCATTGCCAATAGTGAAGCCGGGACTTGAACCCGGCAGTAAGCCTATTTCTTATTCACAAATATATTATCCAATAGAAGGTGCAGTCAGTGCTACCTCTGTGGTAGACGCTGCTGCTAGATCAAGTGGGAAGTTATGAGCATTACGCTCATGCATTACTTCCATTCCAAGTCCCGCACGGTTAAGAATGTCAGCCCAAGTAGGGACAACGTGGTTCCCAGTATCGACAATGGATTGATTAAAGTTGAATCCGTTAAGATTGAAAGCCATAGTGCTAACACCCAGGCTTGTAAACCAAATGCCAAGCACAGGCCATGCAGCCAAGAAAAAGTGGAGACTACGCGAGTTATTAAATGAAGCATATTGAAAGATCAATCGTCCGAAGTAACCATGTGCGGCTACAATGTTGTACGTTTCTTCTTCCTGTCCAAACTTATACCCATAGTTCTGAGATACATTTTCGGTCGTCTCCCTAACCAAGGAACTGGTGACAAGAGAACCATGCATAGCACTGAACAAAGACCCACCAAATACGCCGGCAACACCAAGCATATGGAAAGGATGCATAAGAATATTGTGTTCAGCTTGGAAGACAAACATGTAGTTGAAGGTGCCGGAAATGCCAAGAGGCATCGCATCTGAGAAAGAACCTTGTCCAAAGGGATATACCAAGAAGACAGCACTCGCCGCAGCGACAGGTGCTGAGTAAGCAACAAAGATCCAAGGACGCATACCTAGCCTGTAGCTAAGTTCCCATTCGCGTCCCATGTAAGAGTAGATACCGATAAGGAAGTG